GAGAACATTGCAATCAAAAAGAGGATGTTCAAGAGTCTTCATTAAAATTAAGCAACCAAAATAGAATATGGGCGAAATCATATTTACAAGTATATTGTTTTCCAATTAGGCCGTTATTTGATAAAACTGAGTTGCATTTAATAATTCCTGAATTTGAAAAACAACTCCATAATAGATTTAGTGCTATTATTGGGAGTAACAGAACATAAATCATGTATTCAACGCATTCCGTGTCAACCGATAAATCTCCAACCGTGACAGTGCCTTTGGCGATTGATTCGTCTGATTCACCGTTTTCCGGTTGTCGGTATTGTAATAATTGTTCACCGTTCCACCGGAACTGTCGGGCAGCATCGCTCCGGAGATTCCATGCAAGCTGTAATTCAAATCAGAATCCATGGTCAGCTGCATGGCTTTCGCCACACCACCTACCGCTTTTTCCACATACTTCTTGCTTTTGTCGATGCCGTTTGCCAGTCCTTTCATAAAGTCCGGCATCCAGCTCTCGTAGTCCGTCAGCGGTCCTTTGTCCGGGACGGAGAAGTGCAGGAAATCCCGAATGGTATCGGCAACATTGGTGACGCAGTCCGCCAGCCAGCCGATGGCACTCTGAATGCCATCAATGATTCCCTGAATGATATCCCGTCCCCAGTTCCAAGCATCGGAAGCCAATCCCCTGATATATCCGACAGCCGCCTCGAATCCACTTTGAATGGTGGACTGGATACCGCTGATCTTATCAGAAACTGCAGAACGAATGTTGTCCCAGATGCTGGACACCGTAGAAGAAATGCTCTGCATCACGTTGGAAATTGTACTCTTAATGCTGTTCCAGATGTTAGATACCACCGATTGGATGGCGTTCAGAACATTGGAAACCGCAGAAGAAATCTGATTCCAGATAGACGATACCACAGAAAAAATAGCATTCATCACACTGGAAATCGTGCCGGAGATGCTGTTCCAGATGGAAGAAACCACATTCCAGATCGCTGACAAAACAGACGAAATGAAACCAGATACCGCATTCCAAACCGTAGTCACCACATCTTGAATCGCTGTCAAAACCGTGGAAATTGTAGTAGAGATGGCATTCCAGATGGTTTCAAATGTCGTTCGGATACCTTCTAAAATCGGCGTTAAAAATTCCACGATTGCATTCCAAATGGCACTGATCTTCTCCGAGATCCAGTCCATCACTCTGCCCACAATGATCTGAATGGCTTCAAAAATCGTCTGAAACAGATAGCCGAATGCCGTGATCAGCGGTTCTAAGGTGGTGTAAATGGCATTCCAAACGGTCGTAATGACGTTATAAATTGCCTGAAAAACCGTGGAAACCACGTTGTAAATGGCATTGAAAATCGTGCTAAAAAAGTTGTAGATCGCTGTAAAAATCGTGGTGAAGAAATCCCGAATTGCCGTAAATACGGTCGTTGCCACCGTCTGAATGGCAGTGACAATGGTGGTGAAGGTATTGGAAATAGACGTCCAAGTGTTGACGAAAAAGTCCCGGATTCCGGTAACGATTCCCGTGAAGAAGGAAGCAATGCTGTTCCATGTATCTACGAAAAATGTCTTGATGGAAGTCCAGACTTCGTTCCAGCTTGTTCCGAACCACCCCAGCACCACATCTGCAATGCCTTTCAGGGTATTCATGATATTGCGGAACGTGTTGACAATGAAGTCCCAGATAGACGTAAAAATCCCCTTGATTCCATTCCAGCACTGCTCCCAGTCACCAGTAAACAGACCAATCAGAGCATCCAGCAGCCCCAGAAGAACACCAGTAAACTCTGAAAAGATGTTAGAGATGTTTTGAAAGACGCCTTCAAAAATAGGAGCTAACAGATTGCACAGACCGTCCCACGCAGCTTTCAGCACATCGGTGAAACTCTCAAAGTCGAATCCCAGAGCATTTAACCGATCAGTGATGCCCTGTGTCAATCCGGTAAAGGTGCTTTTGATCTGCTCCCAGATGGCGATGATATTGCTTTTGAATTCATCATTGGTTTTCCAGAGATGCACAAAGGCAGCCACCAAAGCGGCAACAGCTGCGATAATGGCGAGCAGCGAACCTAATGACACACCCAACGCTCCGGTAATGGCTCCGATGCCACCTTGCACAGCCGAGAAAAGGGCAGGCAGTTTGGATACTGCGGAAAAGACCGTTCCCACGCTGGAGATGGTCTTTCCCAGCACCACCAGCATCGGACCAAGAGCAGCAGCCACCAGTGCAATTTTCGCAATGGTTTCTTTGGTCTGTGGGTCTAACTGGTTCAGCTTGTCCACCAAGTCCTGTATACGGGAAACCACAGAACGAATGGTAGGCATCAGAATATCAGAAAAGGAAATTGCCAACTCTTCCAGCTGGGACTTCAAGATGGTCACTTGTCCGGCAAGGTTATCCTGCATGACAGCCGCCATTTTTTCAGTCGTGCCATTGTAGCCGTCTACTGTATCTGAACAGGTATCAATGGCATTGGACAGTTTTTCAAAGTCCGCCGGGGAGCCGTTGATGATCGCCAGCATACCGGACATGGCCTCTTTGCCAAACAGCGAGGCAGCTGCCTGTGCCTGTTCTGCCTCAGAAAGTCCGCCCAATTTCTGTCGGAGTTGTTCCATGAGTTCCCGCAGAGAATACATCTTGCCGGAACTATCTGTCAGAGAAATGCCGTACTGTTCCATGGCAGATGCTACCGTATCGGTCGGCTTTGCCAGATTGGTGATGGCAGAACGCAGTGCGGTACCAGCCTGTGAGGATTTGATACCGGCGTTTGCCATCAGTCCGATGGCAATGGCAGAGTCTTCAGCAGAGTATCCCAGAGAACCCAGCACAGGAGCGGCATACTTGAAAGTTTCACCCATCATGCTGACGTTGGTATTGGCATTGCTTGAGGCAGCCGCCAGAATATCCGCAAAGTGTCCGCTGTCCGAAGCAGACAAACCGAAAGCGGTCAGAGCATCCGTGACAATGTCTGAAGTAGATGCCAAGTCCTCGCCGGAAGCGGCAGCAAGATTCATGATGCCTTCGATACCGCTGAGCATATCATTGGTTTTCCAGCCTGCCATCGCCATGTAGTTCATGGCATCCGCAGCCTCACTTGCAGAGAACTTCGTTTTACTGCCCATTTCACGAGCCTTTTCCCGGAGAGCATCCATCTCTGAACCGGTCGCACCGGACACCGCTGCCACCTTTGACATGGCAGAATCGAAATCTGCACCAGTTTTCACGGCAATGGTTCCCAGAGCCGTGACACCGGCGGTGACCGGCAGCAGCTTTTGTCCCACACCGGAAATTTTGTCCCCGGCGGACTGCAGCGTTTCACCCAGAACGCCCATCTTTTCCAAGGCGGTGTGAGAATTGTTTGCTTCTGTGGTCAGGCGTTTCAGTTCGTTTTCGGTTTCGATGATCTCCCGCTGCAAAGCATCATACTGCTGCTGTGAGATTTCACCATTCGCAAGAGCCGTATTTGCCTGTTCTGCAGCGGTTTTCAGCACTTCCAGCTTTTCCTTGGTAGCAGATACCGCATCTGCCAGCAGCTTGTGTTTTTGGGATAGGAGTTCTGTGTTGGTGGGATCAAGCTTCAGCAGCTTCTGGACATCTTTCAGCTGCGTCTGTGTCCCCTTGATGTCCCGATTGACACCTTCCAGGGCTTTTGACAGCTTGGTGGTATCACCGCCGATTTCTACGGTGATGCCCTTGATTCTATTAGCCATACAATTCTCACCTCCTATCAAAACTTATCAAAGTCCCTCTGATCTGCCATCACATCATAATGACAATTGTCATTCTCCTGTTCGGTGAACATATCATTCACCAGACCAATGGTCAAAAAATCCAAATCGCCCATTGACAAACCAAGCTGAACGCACCGCAACAAAAATAGCGGTGTGGTCATCGGTCGGTCAATCGGGCGATGTTTTTTTTAGACTTGACCTGCGTTTCTACGTTCAAACCCCAGAGATCGATCAGCTGCGGCAAGATCTCATAGATGCTGAATGTGTTGAACTGTTCCAAAAAGTCATCGGGATTATCCGGAACATTCTCTGGGTCAGCGTGCTTTGCCATAATGTAAGCGATGTTCTCAAATACCTCAAGGCTTTCAATGTCCAGTGCAGAGGATTCCTCTGTATTTTCTCCCGCAGACTTTTGCAGTGCTGCAAAGTCCTGATAAATATCTCTGCGAAATTTCAGACGATACAGCCTTGGAACTGCTGCACTTGCCTTGAACGGCACATCAATGCCGTCAATGGTGATGTTCTTCTGAATTGCCATACTGCACTCTCCTTACGCTTTCACAGATGCTGCGGATGCCTTACCACTCTGTACAGCGGCAGCCAGATTGGGCATATATACCGCCTTATACCAGTTCTCATAAACCTCAGCATCCGTTTTCTCACAGGTTTTAGTTTTTACCAAACCACTGTTCAATGCCGTTGCGGTCAAAGACAGCGTTTCCGTTTTAACTTCCTTTTCGTCCTCAATGGTGCTGGATTCTGTTGCCGGACGAGAGGCAGAGCAGCAGAACAGACAGTGCCGAATTTTATTCTTATCGCCGCTGAATTCAAACAACAGGGCAAACTGGGATACTTCTGCAGTATTGGTTTCCGTGAGAACGCCCTTTTCATCCAGTTTCTCACCGAGAATGTCTGTCGCAAATTCAAGCGGAACCAATGCGATTTCAAGATCTCCAGTGTAACCAGAGTTATTGTTGATCACATAGTACACACCATCGTCAGCGTAAAAATTGGATGCTTCACCTTCTGCATCGATGGAAAGGGATACTGCACCGGGAATGCGAACCGGAGTTGCAAATGTCGGCACACCTTCTTCATCATAAGAAGTGATTTTTGCATAGTGAACTTTGTTCAGACCGAATTTTACCTTGTTTTTCTCCATTGCCATATAGATCAAACCTCCATCTC